GACACCTCAACCTGGCAAGGAGTATGATTTAAGCCACTTTGATCCGTCACAAGTGCTCGCTAACAATCTTTCACAAATAACCTAGGAGTCGTAATGGACAACACAACTGGTGCAACTACACAAGAACTAGACGCACAAAATAACGCAGCGCAACAATTAGAAGGTCAAAATCAGGGCAATGATGGGCAAAACACCCCTCCTGCTGAGCCTGATGGCAAGACTGGCGAGAATTCCTACAATGATCTGCCTGAATGGGCAAAACGCAGAATGGGAGAATTAGCTGCTGAGAAAAATGCTGCTCGCGAGCGCCTTGCAGCTTTGGAGGCCGCTCAAGCTCAAGTTCAGCAACAACAAGTCCAACAATCCCAAGCCCCTGCTCAAAATCAAGGCAATGTCGAAGAATTGGCAATGGTTTACGCTCAACAAATCGCTGAGCAACGCGTCCAGCAACAAACCTTCATTAATGCCATGAATGAGATCGAGCAAAAGGCAAAGGCTGAATTTGGTCAAGAATATGACCGTTCGATCTCCAATTTGAACTTGGCCGGTGTTGGTGGAAATGATTTCTTGCAAGCGATCGCATCCGTTCCCAATCCTGAGGCGGTCATTACTTTCCTTGGCAAGTCTGAGAACGTAGGCGATGCCATCCGTATTGCCAACCTTTCTCCATTGCAAATGGGCATCGAATTGACCAAGCTATCAAGCAAAGCGGTCAAATCTTTTAGCAAACAAGTATCGCGCACTCCCCCTCCAATGAGTGAAGTTGGCGGTGGTTCAAGTGCAAGCGGTGGCGGGGTTGAGCCTGATCCATCTGATCACCAAGCCTGGATCGCGTGGCGCAACAAAAATAAACGCAGATAATTGACAATTATTCAAAAAAGCGTTTTAATGCATTTAGGTGTAATCAGACCGTAAACTGATGGATGGCCCGTTAAGTATCGACTCCATAGGGCAGGGGCGAAAAGTGTAGTTTCTTTTTTCTTTTTCTTATGGAGGTCTTAAATGACTAGCAATTCATTATTAACGATCAATCAGATCACCAATGAAGCGGTGCGTCTGTTTACACAAACTAACGCTTTTTTGCGTACAGTTTCCCGTCAATATGACGATCAATTTGCTCGTACAGGCGCTAAGATCGGTTCAACTCTGCGTATCCGTTTACCGAACGATTACACAGTTTCTACTGGCCCAGCTATTACCCCACAAGGTACTAACGAACAAAATACTTCTTTGACCGTTGCTACTCAAGCAAACGTACCAGTTTCTTTCGGTACTGCTGAGAAAACAATGAGCTTGGATGACTTCTCTGAGCGCGTTCTTGCTCCTGCGGTTAACCGTTTGGCTGCTTATGTTGCTGCTGACTTGATGAACGTAGCTACTCAATCTTCCAACATCGTTGCGAACTTGAGCGGTTCTACATTGTCAAGCCCACAAGCTACTCAATGGCTACAAGCTGGTGCTGCTTTGGATCAAAACTTGTCACCACGCATGGATCGTAAGATTATCCTTGATCCAGTTACACAATCCCGCACAATTAGCTCTTTGGCTGGTTTGTTTAACCCACAAGTTAAGATCGCTGATCAGTATGAAACAGGCATTATCAGCAAAGATACCCTCGGCTTTGATTGGATGTATGACCAAACCACTCAAGTTCATACCGTTGGTTCTTTCTCTGCCGGTACTGTTAACGGTGCAAGCCAAACTGGTACAACTTTGACTGTAAACGCTATTACTGGTACTTTGAATGCTGGTGACATCATCACTATCGCTGGTGTTTATGCAATTAACCGTCTGACTGGCTTGTCACAAGGCCAACTCCGTCAGTTCGTTGTTACTTCAAACGTAGCGTCTGGCGCAACAAGCATTCCTATTTACCCAGCTATTGTTCCAGCTCCTGCTGCGTTCAATACTGTAACTGCTTCTCCTGCAAACTCTGCAGCGATTAGCTTGGTAATGCCTGCTAGTTCACAGTATCGTCAAAACTTGGCCTACTACCCTGAAGCATTTACTTTGGCAACTGCCGACTTGGAAATGCCTACTGCCGGTGTGGTACAAGCTGCTCGCGCTAACTTTGACGGTATCAGCCTCCGTATGATCGAAGCATATGACGTAATGAGCGATAGCTTGATTACTCGTATGGACATCCTCTACGGTTACGCTGCAATCCGTCCTGAATGGTCTTGTGTAGTTGCCGATGTTGTTTAATCGGTTGGGGGTGAGGGGCAACCCTCCCCCTTTTTATGAATTTAAGGAATATCCCAAATGGGTCACAAGCCCTGATGGGATTCCGCAACTAGCTAATGATGCGGAAGAAGAACAAGCAATATTGAATCAAGCAGTAGAACCAGTCGCAGAGATGCCAAAAGTTAAGAGGGGCAGGCCTAAAAAATGACACAACCATTGCCAACAACACCGTCAGACATTATTAATTTAGCCCTTAAGACTGCAAATGTGATCGGTGTGGGTCAAACCCCGTTGGCACAGGATACGAATGACTGTTTCAATCAGTTAAACATGATGATGGCGCAATGGCAACGCAGGCGCTACATGGTTTACAACCTCGTAACCGTTGGATTGCAGGCGACAGGCGCATTAACCTATTCAGTCGGAACAGGCGGTGATTTCAATATCACAAGACCGGTAAAGCTCGAAAGCGCTTTTTTCCGCATGAACAAAAACACTCCGCTTCCTGTGGATTATCCTTTGGAAGTCTTGAGAGCGCAGGAAGATTACAACCGAATCTCCATTAAAAATTTAAATGCTTTCCCTCAGTATGCCTACTACAACACAGGCTTTCCGATGGGCGAGCTATATATTTGGCCAGTACCAAATAATCAATATGAAATCTTTATTTCGGTCATGGTGCAATTGGAAGCATTCCAAACCATCAACGATCAAATCGTATTGCCTCCTGAATATTTAGATGCTTTGCATTGGAATCTTGCTAGACGTATTTGCGTCATGTATGGATTGCCAATCACCCCTGAATTGACTGGATATGCTGAAGCCTCAATGCGAGCCATCGAAGAAGTCAACTCTCAGATTCCTTTATTGCATATGCCTGTTGCTTTACGTGGCAAGTCGGGCGCATACAATATTTATGGTGACTTCTACGTTGGGAGCGCAGGCTAATGGCTAAAGCTGCTCTAGTCACAGGAGCATACCAAACCAAGAGCGTCATCGCTGGTGCGCAGCGTTGCATCAATCTTTTTCTTGAAAAAAATCCCGATGCTGCGGTTTTCCCTTTTACTCATTATCCAACTCCAGGCCTTACTACTTTGGCAACTGCTGGGGTCAATGGTTGGCGCGGACTGTTTTTTGCAAGCAATAATCAACTATATGGTGTTTGCAATAGCACCGTTTATGCAATTAGTCAGAATTGGGTTTTAACTGCGCTTGGGACAATTGGATCAACTTCCGGCCCAGTTTCAATGGTGGATAACGGTGTTTATTTATTTATTGTTGATGGGACGCTAGCATCTGATACTAATGCTGGTGGATATACTGTCGAGCTTGCTGGGAATGCCTTTGCTCCGGTGGACAATTCAAGCGATGCAACTGGCGATCAAGGTGGATTTTATGGATCAAATCAAGTTAATTTTGTTGATGGATATTTAGTATTTAATCGTCCAGGCACAAACCAATGGTATATCTCGCTTGATAATCAGATTCAAATTGATCCTGTTGATTACGCATCAAAAGATGGATTTTCTGACAATTTAGTAGGAATTGGGGTTGCTCGCAGATACATTTATTTATTTGGTGAAGTAACTACAGAGGTTTGGTTTAATGCAGGAAATACTACATTCCCTTTTGAACGTTTACCTGGATCATTTATTCAGTATGGTTGCGCTGCAACAAATTCAATTGCTCAAATGGACGGAGAGATTTATTGGGTTGCAAAATCTCCACAAGGAACGGCCACAATCTGCAAAACAAGCAATTTTAATGCGCAACAAATAAGCACTTTTGCAATTGATCAGGAACTTCAAACTTATCCTACGATTTCTGATGCCATTGGATATACCTATC